CAAGTTATAGGATCAATAGGATCAGATAAAAATTCTTCCACTGTAGGTTTTAACTGTTTCTTCAACCAAATTAACATTCTTTGTATATTAATAAATTGTTGTTGGTCAGCAGTCAACCTTGCAGTTGCTTCTCCCCAAGCCATTGTCTTACTATTTCTAGTAATAACCATATTAATATTACGATTTGCTAATTGATTTAAATTCCCATAATTAGCAGGACTACCAAAATTATTTACTACCCCTAATACATTAGGAATAACTCCTCGTTTAGGACCCCAAATTGAAAACCAAGGATCATAGTTAAAATCAGTATTAGAACAATTAGCTAAAATATCAGCTAATTCCGAAATTTCTGTTACCACCCCAGTTGTTGGGTGAGATATTTTTAATCCCCCTCCCCAAATGGAAGCGTATTCAGAACTCATACTATAAAGATCCTTTTCAGTAATTATATTAGCAGCAGTTTTTTTAGAATTATCTATATGAGCAAAATACATTAAATCTTTTCTTGCTGCAGCATAAGTTTCTCCAGCAGTATGTATTGCTGCAGCATATTGTTCAGGAGCAGCAATCTGTAAAGCATCATCATAATTATTAAATGCATGATATCCAGTTCCTCCTGCAGCATCTCCAGAATAATCAGTAGCTTCTATAGTATCTCCATCATCCCCCCCTAATAAATAGTGAACAGCATTTCTAGGTCTTAAGTCATCCCCCAAAGAAGATAAATCTTGATAAGTGAAATCCATTAATGCACTAAGGTTAATTATTATATCTAGCCAAGTAGAATTTGCTACATCCACCCCAGTTCCAATTACTTGATTTTTATAAGTTTCAGTTAAATCAGATTCCTGGGTATGGGTGATAGTTAAATCAAAATAGTTAGCATCACCATTAGAAGCAGCAGCAACAGTTACAATTAAATTGTTATAATTAAGTCCTTCATATTTAGGAGCAAGAACTAATAATAGATTTCCATCATCATCCACTAATCCTACCTTCTCAGAATGAGCACATACGGGTTGGCTTGCCCCATTAGTAATAGTACCATTAGTAAAAGCCAATGCAGTATTATTTGCAGGTATTGCCATAATAACTCTATTACTAGCCCCACCTGTATCCACTACCCATGCATCCGCTACAGCAGCATCACCTTGCAAAGCTGTAGCAATAAGATCCATTGATGTATTACTATCAACAAAAGGATCATCAATAGGATCCAAACTGGCCATAGCTACCCCATTTAAATCTACATCGAAAGTATTAGCAGTTACTAAGTCAGCATCAAAAGTTAATACTTCTACTCCGGCAAGAGCAGACTTATCTGCAGTTAAAGTAGTATCATCTGCTACATCAGTATAATGAGCTACTCTATTAGTTCTTATTGGAACTCCTCTATCCAAAATTCTCTTAGCTAACAGTGGAAAATTACTTGAAGTAATAAGTCCTCCAAATAATCTTTCCCATTGAGGCCAATTATATATTATGTCATTAGGATAGGCAACAGGTCCTCTTTTTGTTGGACCTTCTATAAAGTTAATACCTGTTATCGTTTCAACTAGTGATAGGGTATCATTTTCAACGTTAATGTTTAGATTCGGTGCATCCATAATAATTCAGTATTAATTTTTTATTTAAGTATTTTTAGTATTGTACTCTTTGTTGTTCAAGAACTAGATTTAAGATTTTGTTTCTTATCCCTATATTTCTGAGCTTGTTTTCTACCATCTATTATTTCTTCTATAGTCATAATCTTACTTTCAACCTTTGTAATTAATAAATCTTGAGCATGATCCTTTTCAACATTTTCATTATAGTTAAAAGTTAAAGTTGTAATAACCTCATTGATTTTACTTTCTAGCTTAGTATCTCTAAGAGCTAATTTAGTATCTCTAAGAGCTTGAGCTTTGAGATTATGTATATAAATCCAAGCGATTGAAGATATTAAAATCATAAGTAAAAAAGAAATAATACCCATAAAAATCTTAATAAGAAAACTAACCTTAATTATTATAACTTCTTTGTTTTCATCTTTCATCAGAATTAATTTTTGTTTAAGTTATTACTAAATCATCTGCCTTGCTATCATCTGTTAATTCTGTTTCAATTGTTATTTCTTCAATCTTTGCTACTTCACTACTCTCAATTTTAGCCACATCATATATATCAGAAATTTTATAAGTATAAATATCTTCTTTCATTCCCTCTACTAAGATTTCAGCAGGAGTATAAGAAATATTTTCTGCATGAAACTTTATTGTAGAATCATCCCTTAAAGGAATATATCCCCTTCTAGGTAATGCTAATGCAACTATTCCATGAAGAATTCTGGCTTGCCTAGTAGAGTTAGACACTAAGTGAATATTGATAAAAAAGTCTACCGTTTGAGGAGGTAATTTGTAGGGAGTAAAATTTCCATTTTCTTTTAATTCAAATTGAGTAATTTGTCCACCTCCCAAAGCTCCAGGTAAAAAACTTCCAGGTACTAATACTATTCTGGGAGCTTTTTTCTGGTCTTTCTTATCAGCAGGAGAATGGCTAAAAACCTCTATAGCAAAACCCTTTGATGATTTAATTGAAATATACTCAGCTACCAAAGCAGCATATCCAGTAACCCCATCGGAAAGTGCTTTTGAAATAGTAGGTTGACTTATCCCCCCAACTACTTGATCATTAGTAACAGTAACAGGACTATCTTCTGACTCAGCTATAATAGTAAGAATTTTCCCCGTTGCATCTACTTGTTCAATACCCGATATAGCTTCTATATTAGTTTTTAATAATCCCATAGTAATAGTATGGTTTGTAGTAAATACTACTTGAACCATAGAAACCCCATTTACATCCATATCAATGGTATTCCCAGCAATGAAATTAACACTAAAAGTTACTATCATTGCCTTATCACTCAGATAAGTTAACTTGTCTGTAATATCGGGAGTATATCCTTTATCAATACACTCCTGAAGAATTCTATCATAAATAGTTCTTTCAACTTGTTCTTGGGTATCAGATAAAGGTATTGATGACATTTTAAATTAATTTATATGCAGCCTTTAAAGCAGCACGTGTATAAATAGCTATTCTTGCTCTACCTCCCCAAATAAGATAAGAATCCCTCCATAAAGGTCTAGGAGGCCAAATTCCCCTAGTTATAGATCCTTTTTCTAATACTTGAGCATATTGCCAAATAGGTAATCCCCCCCCATATTTTTTAGGTTGTTCTGAAATATTTCTAGGAATACCAACTGCAATATTTCCTCTTGGAGTAGTAACTATGCTTATGGATTTTAAATATGCTCCAGTATATATAAATAATCTATTCTGACCCCCAGCTTTAATTTTTCTAGAAAGATAAGAAGATTTAGCAGGAGCATATCCATGTGTACCAGAAATAATCCTTTGTTTTATAAAAGCTTTAAAACTTCCAGCAGCTAAACGTTGTCCTTTTAATCCGGCTTGGTGAATAATTAATCTTTGCTTATTTGTTAACCTACGAAGTTTATCCCACTCTCCAACCATCTTAATTTCTACCCGAGCTAAAGAACCCATACTTCTAGCCCTTAATCCTTTTATGATTCCTCCTCTATATCTTCGTAATCTAGCCACCAGTTTCTTTCTCCTCTCGTTTAAGAATAACCATTTGCATTATACCAGCATCTCCTGCCTGTGCAACCTTAATATCCCCAAATGGTGAGTAGAGCTGTCCTTCTATAGTAAAAGTGTCTTTTCCAGGATTAAAATTAAAATATCTATTCCCATCTAACCAACCATTATCTTCAAGGTATTGAATACCTAAAAACATTACTGCATTTTCTTTATCAATATCCCCTGAAGGAGTAGGTACAGTAGATGGCCAAGTTCTAAAAGCATTCCATTGAATTAAAGCTTTTATAGAAACATCTGTAAAATTATCTTTATCCCCCTCTGCCTCTCTATCTATACCAAAGGTAAACCTATGCCATGTGACAAGCTGCAATCCTACTACTTCATAAAAATCAGCAATATCTTGTTTATATTGTGTCCAATCTACAGATTCCATTAAGTAGTATTTTTATAAAAAACTGGAGCAAAAGTTTTATGTTTTAATCTAGTACACCAAGCTAATGTTATTCTTAATCTTGCAGCAAGAGAACAAGTCTCTGCTCTAACAGTATATATTAATCCCCCAGATTTTAAAACATCTTTCCAAGCATCTGCTATTTCTTCTTTCCCACTATAAGTTACTTCTGCAGGACCAGTAACAACTTTCTTAACTTGAGATATTAAATTTACTCCATCTGTACCCAACCCCATAAAGTATAAAGTTGCTGCATGCACTAATAATTCTAGGATAGTACATTTGATTATTAATGTATTTTCTAGTGCAGTATAAACGAATTCATTATAGATATCTTCATTTGAAATAGTATGATTAGCTAGGGGTGCAACATATAACTGCCATTTCTTAATTAAATAATCCTTATAATCATCACTAATAGTTACACTAGCAGGTATCTCATATTCTACTGTATCACTAATTGACATTGGTAAACACAATCCAGAAATACTTACACCAATATTTCGAGTAGCTGTAGTTCCAGCTCCCTCCCCGTTAGTAGCAATCAGCGTAACAGTAAAAAACCCACTAGCAGAATAAGTATGCTGTGGGTTTTTGGTTGCGTCAGGTGCAGTACCATCACCAAAGTCCCACGACCACGATGTTGGTCCATCACTGGATTTATCAAAAAAATTTACTGTTAAAGGATTTGACTGATCTACTGAGTATGTTAATTTACTAGTAGGTGTAGCCATTATTCATCAGGTTCTTGGTTTTCTTTAATATAATCAAGTAATTCTTGTTTACGGAATTTTTTGATAGCCTTTTTATCTTCATCAGTTAATTTCCAAGTATTATTAATATAATCAACCAACTCAGGATTAGTCATATCTTCAAACTCATCTCCTGTAGCCTTTAATTCTAAAATTTCATCTTTTTGAGAAGCATTCTCTTTCTCAAGGTCAATAATCTTAGCTTTTAACTTTTTTATCTCTGTAGCCTTTTTCCCCATTTCAGATTCGTGATCTTTTATAATCTCATCATCTGAAAGAGGTTCTAAAGTATCCCGATAAGCAACATACTCATCTTTACTAGCAGAAACCAAATGCCCACCTCTTAGAGCTTTTTGAATTCTCTTAGAACGTTCATTCCTTAAAGTTAATAATACTACTTGACCCTTGGTTACAGTTAAGTGTGTTTCAATGTCCATGAAGACATCAGCTTTAGGACCTAACTTAACATACTTTTTGTTCAATCTTTCTTTAATTTCTTTAGACATTTTTTATAGAATTAATATTTATTAGTAATAGTAAAAAAAGGCATAACCATTTTCAGAATATGCCTTTTTTAAAACCTAAGATATAAGAAGATAAGAAAGCAGGGTATTATTTTTTAATCGATTGTAACATTTTGAAGTGGATCAATATCCATGTAAGATGGGAATCCATTACCACTAGCAAATGCTAAGGACTTATCCATAATTAAGGAAGCATCACGGAATAACTTAGCAAAGCCCGTAGTTAAGGTTGCATAAAACGCCATAGTTTGATTAGAAACTATTCTTTCATTCTCGATAAGTAATGGATTAGCATTAAACTTAAGTACTGCTTTCTTAGGATCAACTATAAGTTCTTGATTAGCTGGAATATCACCATGGATAAAATAGTTCATGTCCCTTGGAATAGGAGTCTGAACTTTTAAAACATGAACGGGAGTTCCTGTCACTGGTGTTTTAAATTCAGCAAGGTTTAAAGTTAAGATAGCAGCAGCTTCTCCACCTAAGGTAGTTGTTGGAAATCTACCCATTCGAGCTAATCTAACCCAAATAGTTAAGAAGTCAGCATAAACCTTAGTAGCTGCATTAGCAACTCCTATTACAGGAGCAGATTCTGAACCATCAGCTTGTTCACCATTAATTAATGTGTCAATACAAAGAGTATCCATTGCATGACCTAACTTAACTCCAAAATCCTCAAGGAACCTAGAAACTAAGTTTAGAGAAGAATATTGTTGAACCTCATAGGTAATAGAGATACCCCTACCTATTTTATAGATTTCAAATTCTTTCTCCCCGTATGAGATTGCTCCCAATGGGATAGTTTCAGATTCTCCTACTTTTCTTGGAGCAGCATCCGACATATTAATATAAGGCATTTTTTGTTTTAAACCTTTCATTTGTTCCTCACCAGCTATAATATTAGGATATATAGGCGCAGCTCTATATCCTAGTACCAAAGCTCTACGAAAGATTTCAGGAATGATCCAACGAACATCAACATCCTTCACCGTCTGCATAGCATGAATAGTTTCTCTAGAAGGGTCTATACCAAGATCCGCTAAGTAAGCTTCTTCACTTACTTGATATTTAGCCATAACCACATCAGCTAAAGAAGCATCTTCGGGATTTGTACCATCCCTTCTAAGCTGTTCAGCAGTATCATGTACTTCTTTGATACCGTCTTTGTACTTACTGTCTCGCAATTTATTTAAATCCATTTTTTAAATTTTTTCGATTCGTTTATAAATTTTATAATTAATATCCTAGAAGGAATATCTTATATTACAATTACTCGTATTAAATCTCCGTCATCGGCAGTATCAATAGCCCAACCCGCTATATTAGCAGCAGTAACTGAAGCATCATCATATTCCCCAAAACCAGAAGTATAATTCCATGAATCATATAATACAGGCCCTGGAACTAAAGCATCAGTTTGAGACTCTGCCCAAATAATTGCATGACCTTTACACATTACTGTAATAAGTTCTCCAGCATTATGATCATGAACACTCATTCCAATAACAGTAAAGGGATTTGGATCCTGACCAGCAGGTTCAACAGTGCCATCAGTTTTAAAAATCATTGGCATACCTTTTTTAGGGGTCTTATTATATTCAGTTACAGTTCCAGTTGGAGCATTACCTCCAGCAGCAACCACATTCAATACAACTATTGAGCCAGTCTTATCAGTTCCTACAATTTCTAATGTACGGTTAGTAGATGCATCAGTAAGATTTACTGCAGATATACCTGTTAACAATTCAATGGCAGTAACCAATAAATCCATAGTATTATCATGACTGGAAGCATAAGTAACTGCACCCATCACTTGACCATTTACTACCATATTAATAACATCGCTACCAGCAAAATCATTATCAAATACAACCTCTGTAGTACAAGGAGCTGATTCAAACTCTTGATGAAGCTTATCATGTTCTTTTTTTAAGATAGCACTTTGTGTAGGAGTGCCAAGCATAGTTAAACTCATAGTATTAATTTTTTAATATTTATGTTTTTTTAAATCAGATATTAATTATATAGAAAATTTAATTTCTTATTTTTCTTCAGTTTCAGATTTTAACCCAAGACGTTCTTCAGATTTCTTAATACGGATAACTTTCATAGTATCCTCTTTGGAAAGAATTACTTTTTGATCTCCACCCTTTTCATCAGCACCGCTAACTTCAGGGTCAGCAACACTTCGTGAAAGGTTTGTACTATTGCAATCTTTACAACTCATAGGAAATTTTTCATCAAGATCTTTAAGATAACCAGTATTTAAAGTTATTAAAGTTCCATGATCAGCAGCATCAATGATAGCATTAACATTTTCCTCAACTTCTTTACCTTTTAATTTGGTATAGTTAGCTTTAACTTCTTTTCGGAAATTAGTAACTTGTTCAACCCAACTATCAGATTGATTAGTAATTTCATCAAAGTTATCAGGTTTAGCTTTCTTTAAATCTTTACCAAGCTGAGTTACCTGAGCTTTAAGAGATTCAGAACTACCTGCATCAATCTTTAATTTATCAAGGATTTTTCCAAGTTCAACTTGATAATTTTCTTCCGTGATATCTTCCACCTTTAGGCCTAGGCTTAAGGAAAGGAACATTAAAATTTCTTTTACTTTATCCATTTTACTACTTGTTTGTTTATTAATAAAACTATTAGGTATTGTTCTTTCGGCATTATTATCAAAACTAAGAGTTTCAGAGCATAATATTTTCTTATAATCTATAAAATGATATATTACTTTATTATGCGTATCAGCTAATGAAAACTTAGCCCGTTGATCTGCATATAAGGGTTGGCGTATCTTTCCTGACTTATCTAATATTTGAGCATATCCATCTCTTCCCCTATTTACTAAAGAAGTTTCATGATAATTTTCTATTTCTTCTACTATTTTTCTTATTAATTCTTTATCTTTTCCAAACTTTCCTAATCCTACCCAAAAATCCCCATCATCTAATTCAGGATGAGACTTACTCCACAAAAATGAAACAGTTAAAGAATTAGAATGTATACTAGGGGGTTCCATATTTAAACCCCTTGCTATTCTAGGATTAGATTTACCATCTATTTTAAACCTCCCATTAATACCTGCAGGAATATCAAATTTTCCTAATTTATATCCTTGTTGCCACATAACAGATTCAACAGAACCCAAAGCATTACCTACACCCATCTCATGATCAGCATGAACAGATTGTCCTACTATCATAGGCATAGAAGATTTTAATATATTCCCTTTTGTAAAATCCAAAGGGATAGATTTTGGAGTAAGTATTGTTTTAGACAATAATCTAAAAGTTGGATATACAAACTCGGCATTATCAGGAATTAATTCTTCGGGTTTAACATCTGGATAATAAGTATTATAATTAGGAGTATCCCCAAAAAATCCAAAACTTTTAGCTCTCTCTTCATTCTCAATCATCTTTAATTCTGCAATGGTTTCCATAGCTTGAGCTAACTCAATGCATGGTGGAAGGTGTCCTGCGATCAGACTATGACCAGAACCGAGATTGACAATGTCTAAAAATAATTTTGTATTTGGCATATTATTAATTATTAGGTCTGAAAATTGTAAAACTTATTTGACCAGCTGTTACTATTCCTGCAAACTCAAAAGTAACTTTACCCGCTGCTATTACAGCTTCTACTCCTAACTCAGCAGCCTCTGAAGACCATATAATATCATGAGAAGATAAAATATTAGAATTAAAATATTGGATATAAACGGTAGCTGCTGCATCTGCTACAACCTCTAAAGTAGAATCCCCATCGGTATGAGCTACTGAATCAGCCACATGTAAATTAAATTTAGCTTTAATATCATTAAGCTTAGTAATAGCTTCACCTAAGGTAGTTGCAGCTACTTCACTAGCAAGAGCATCTCCACCTCCTTGGGCTTGATGATAAACCCAGTCAGCAGCTAATACAGCATCGTCATCATGTAAGGCATAAGCAGCTAATAAAGCATTAGTTAAAGCTATAATAGTAACTCCTGCATCAGTACTTATTGCATTCTCTGTAGTAATTAAAGTATCCTCATCAATATGTTCACTGGTATTAGTTACAGCAGCCGCAGCAACAGCAGCTGAATCCCCTGCAATATGAGCAGTAGAATCTGACATATGAGAATTTAATTGTGTTTTAAAATCATTCAAATCTGCTACAGCCTCTAATAAAGTAGTAGGATTAGTAGGATCAGCTAATGAAACATCCCCAGCTTCTTGAGCAATATGATAAACCCAAGTATCTGCTAATTCAGAATCCCCCTCATGTAATACATAGGAATCTTGCATGGCACTAACTAAAGCCAATAGAGTTGTTAAATCACTAGCACTAGCAGTAGCAATCGTAGTAAATTCAGCAATATGTTCTTCAACTTCTGCAGCATCCGCTACTGACTCAATTACCGAGTCTCCATTGGTATGAGTAACTGCGTCAGCCATGTGAGTATTGAGTTTTGCCTTGATATCATTTAATACTGCTATTGCCACAGCCCTAGTAGTAGGATTTACTTCTGAAGTTAAAGATACATCAGCATCTTCTTGAGCATTATGGTATACCCATGAATCAGCTAATTCAGTATCAACATCATGCAAAGCATAACTATCCTGAATTGCTGAAGTTAAAGTTATTAATGAAGATAAATCATCAGCATCGGCAGTAGCAATTACTGAATGAGCTGAGATATGTTCTTCTACATAAGCTGCAGCATTAGCAGTCTCTAGTTCTGAATCTCCACTACCATGAACTGCTACATCTGCCATATGCAAATTCAATTGAGTTTTTAAATCATTAAGTACAATAACGCAACCTTGTAAATCATCAGGATTTACTTCACTTACTAAAGATACATCTGCTGCTTCTTCATCACTATGATAAGTCCAACCAGCACCTTGTTCCGAATCTCCTTCATGGGCTACGTAAGAATCTTGCATTTCCGTTGAAAGAGTTATTAAGGTAGCTAAATCATCAGCATCATCTGAAACTATACCAGCATAAACTAAAATATGTTCCCCATCCTTTTCAGCATCGGCAGTAGAAATTACAGTACTATCCCCATTAGTGTGAGCCGTACCGTCAACCATATGTATATTCAACTTTGCCTTGATATCATTTAATACCAAAATAGAACCTACTAAAGTATCTGGGTTTACTTCTGAAGCCAAAGAAACATCTGCTGCTTCAGCCGCATTATGATAAGCCCAATCTTCAGCTAATTCTACGTCTGCATCATGTAAAGCATAAGAATCCTGTAAAGCAACAGTTAAAGTAATTGTAGTAGCCAAATCACTACCATCATCGGTAGCAATAGCACTATGAGCAGTATGGTGTTCTTCAACATATGCCCCATCTGCTTGGGATTCTGATGTTGAATCCCCCTCAGCATGGGATACTGCATCCGCCATATGTAAATTTACCTTAGCTTTAATATCATTAAGAATAGCAACACAACCTGTAAGTTCATCAGGAGCAACCTCATCAGTTAAAACATAAGCAGTACCCTGTGCTTGGTGATAAACCCAAGTATCTGCCAAAGCTGCATCAAGGTCATGAGTTATATAACTATCTTGAATTTCTACAGTTAAAGTAATAAGTTTAGCCAGATCATCAGCTTCAGCTGCAACTAAAGCTCCATCAGCTGCAATATGTTCTTCTCCTCCAACCCCCTGATCAGCATAATGAGTATTAATAGTAGCCTTTAAAGCATTAGCCAAAAGAATTGCAGAATCCAATCCACCATCTCCAGCATCGGCATAATGAAGATTCATCTTAGCTTTAATATCATTAGCCAAAGCCTGAGCAGAAGCTAATCCTGCAGTACCTACATCTATATAATGTAAATTTAAGGTATTCTTAATTGAATTAGCTAATATCTTAGCTGAGTCTAAACCTCCTGTACCTTGATCAGCATAATGCACATTTACTGTATCTTTTAAAGCATTAGCTAAAGCTATACCTGAGTCTAAACCTCCTGTACCTTGATCTGCATAATGAAGGTTCATTTTAGCTTTAATATCATTAGCCAAAGCTATAGAAGTAGCAAGCATATCAGACTCATCCACCAAATGAGCATTATAAGTAATCTTTAAAGCATTAGCTAATAAAGCACCAGAAACTAAGTTACCAATATTATCTTCAGTTAAAATAGAATAATCCTTTTCTATTAAGATTAACTCACTAGGTAAATCATCCTGAATTTTTTCAATAAAGGTTTTTTTAACTGCACCATCAGTAAAAAAGAAAAGCCCAGTAGCAAAATCATAACCAAACTTAATGTAATCACCAAACTTAATATAACTTTCAACTCCGCTTTGTTCAAAAACAGGTTTAATCATAATCAATAGTATTTATATTATTAGTTAACTTAGTATTGTTTACTTCTTACTTTTAGCATCTTTGGGCTTAGGTTGAGGTTTATTTTTATCTCTAACCTTTCTATCAGAAGTATCTTTATCTTTTTCTCGTTTTTCTTCATCCTCCCTTATAGATATATTAGCCCTAGACCCCCCTTCCATTCTGGGTCCGTCTTGAGCTGGTTTTTCCATACCCATATGATCAGCAAACATATCTTGATCATATAACCCATCGTCATACATATTTTTAGCTACCCGATGTTTAATTTCCATTGATTGCCAATGTTTTAAATCATCGGTAAGAGTTGAAGGATGAAACTCTATAGTTATTATTTGATATCCATAGCCAGCAAGTAGTAATTCCAAAGTAAATCCAAATTCTAAATTCTCTTTTAATACTTCCTGTACATTTTTTAATTGAGATAACATTTTAGTGAATACAATATTTAATCCACCTTCTGTACCTGTACTAGATGTTACACCTAAAAATGAAGGATCAGTCTTTAAACCATTAGCAACTCTTACTTGATTAACATTCCAAACATCTGCTAATCCCCCAATATTTTTAGCAGGAGAATGAAAATTAAATTCATGGTCATTTATAAATCCAACAGTTAAACCATCTTTCATCCCCCCCTTAAGGTTTTCTTTTGTATCAATTAATAACTGAGTTAACCTATTTTCATAATCAGGATCAGTTTCATTCTCTTTTTTGTTAGGTTTATCTAATAAACATTCAAGAAAACCCATAATACCCATTTGATCAATTATGTGATTTATATTAACCATCATACTTCCTTGAGTATCTAAAGCATTTATTGCGGTTAAAAAAGGAGGTATACCAATAGGATTCTCAGTATCATTATTTAAACCTATATATTTATAAGTAATTGGATTCAACTTAACTGGATTACCTTTACTACTAAAACCTTGGGGTTCTTGAAAGAACTCATAATCTTGAGTCCTTTTATTGTAAGCTGCAGTAATAGTTTCTGGATTAACTAATATACAATTAGATAAACCTTTTAAATCTTTTCTAGGAACCCACTCGTTTGATAAAGCTCCTGATATCCAAATCTGAGCAACCAATTTATTAATTAATCCAATCATACCCCCTGATCCTTTATTCCAAGCTTTTGAAGCAATTCTAATATGCCTTCTCATTTTATCTGCTTGGTCAGGAGGTACAGAACTATCAAATTTAATTTTAAACTGAGTACTGGTTAATTGGATACAATCATTGATAACTGATCCAACATCTTCATTTACAATCCTTAATTTACGAATATATACAATAGCAGCATTTATAAAGGCAGGTTTAACAAATTGTAAATTCTTCCTAATTACCCCCATTACTTCTGATTCATAACTGGGTTCACTAATTCTACCCCCAGATTGTGGAGCTACAACAACATCCCTAGGAACAGAAGCAGGAATTTTATTATCCTTAATAGGTTTTCCTTTTGGTTTTCTATCCCTAAATCTTTTTGGAATTAGTTTTTCATAAAATGCCATATCATAATTATTGAGGTGGAACAACTGAAGTGTATAATTTCCCCTTTCTTACAAAGTTACAAATTGCTTTCCCAAAAATAGAATCATCATTAAATACTTCATCTTCATCCATATTATCATCAGTATCTTTATTCATAGCTACAGGTCTATTTCTGCTATCATAAATAAAGGTATGAGCTTCCTGTGTAAAAAAGGGATCCTTTATTTCTATATTGTCATGTCTAATATCTTCTTCTAATTCATCTATAATTACTCCTCGGTTTTTAGTAGTAGTTAGCCAGCCAGGAACTTTAATTGGTTTAGGTTTCTTTTCTCTTTTTTCTTTCAACATCTGAACTGAATAATATAAGTTTGGATAACCTGCCTCTTGTATTTTAGTAGTAACAGCCAAACCAATATCATTTGTTTCTGGAGCTATTACTGCGCTGTTAAACATTTTACCATATTCCATTAGAACAGTAGCAAATTTCCCAACAGGCATCTTCTTTTTAAAATAACCTACTTCTTCACCGCCTCGAGTCATTATAGTAAATGCTGAATAATCCCTTGCTCTACCTGTTGCAATATCAGCACCTATATAATATCGTTCTCCTTTTTGAGGAAGATTAGTTAATTTTAAAGCACCATCAAACCTTTCTTCTACTATTTCATATTCAGGAATAGCTTCTTCAATAGCTTTAATATCTGTTAAATCAAAAACAGAATAACCAGAACTTAAAAAATCTCCATCTATTTCTTGAGCAGTTCTTCTAGGTCCTAAACCTGCAGACATAGTATCATACCAAAGTTGATCTCTATTTGGATGCATATTCCAAAATAACCTGATAGGAAAGAACCTTATAATATCATCATTTGAACCTCCTTCTACCGCTTTAGTATATTCTGAATGATAGAAATTACCCATACCATAGGGAGTAGAATTTACTATTGCACTACCTCCTGTAGATAAGGTTGGAAATG